AGCTACGACATGATCGTCGCCATAGTACGCGTCTTCTATATTTTCTAGTAGAAAAGTCGGGGTTATTTGTTGACCAGTTTCTTGGACAAAGTGTTTCTGTTCTAACATATCAATGATGGCAGTAAGAATGTAGAACCAGTTACATAGGGAGTTTAGTGGTGCAGTGACTGGGGCACCTGAAGGCATACCACTTCTTTTCCGAACAAGGGTGTTCAGCACTAAAACATCTGTATGGATAAAAGACAATACTAAAGCTATTCGAGCATTTTTATTCTCTTCTCCGTCATCATACCAGACATTAACAGCATCAACGGCTTTTAAAAAAACATCAGCCATAAGTTTGCCATCCCAATTAGTGTAATCACCTGCGATCAGAGATTCTTCTCCAAATTTGGTCAATCGTTGAAAAAGCAAAGTCCAATCAAGCGAAGTAGGATTTATCCCAACGGATATCGGGGCAGACACGCAGTTTTGCTGCATTGCTCCCATAAAAACTCCAAAATATCTTCGCGTAAGTAAGGAAATTTCTAGAGGAAGGCATTCGAAAGTTCGAACCTTTGCGTTTTTAATTTTCTTCGAACTTACTAATTCATCTTTCATATTTTCGTAGGCAAAGTATGATGGTATAGCACCAGAACGAATTATTTTCTCAGTCTCCTCATATCGATTATAGAAATAAGTAGACAACAGTTCTCCCTGAAAAGTTGGACCATCTGGATCATCATTAATCTTATAAAAAGGTTCTTTTCCTGTGTTATATGCGTCATTTATATCTTTGATCAAAGCCGATTTTCCTTTAGTTCCTCGTGATAATTTTACATAGGGAATCCCATACTAGTTCTCACATCGATGGGGATCATAAATCCAGGGATTCCATTCAAGGTTTCACTAAAGGTGAGCAAGCGTTTAGTCACATTTCTTGGCACTATTAATGATAAAGCTGTCAAGATAGTTACATAAGCTAATTCTAAAGCTTGAGTAGGGAATGTATGGGGAGCCTCTGCGTAT